TTCAACTTCCGTTAAATCGTGGTACTTCATTAACTTGCGGTATTCCTGTTTAACGTTCCAAAGAATTAAAAACATTTCGCTCCCTTTTGTAGCGTATTCGAACTCGTTTTGGTCTTCAGGTAGGTTAAATTCTAAAATTGCTTTCATATTATTTTTATTAACTCATTGTAATACTCACGGCATAACTCGACCTTTTCTTTAATTGCTTCAATAACGGCTTCGTCTTTTCGCACGAACCAATACTTGCAACGCTTATGCTCGGGTATATGGTCGAATATATGTTTAGCTTCTATTTCTTTTCGTAATTCGGCGTTTTCCTCGATTAAATTCGCTTTCCAATGCGCGCGCCTTATTTCGTCTTCCAACATCAACTCGGGCGTGTTAATTAAACAATAAGCTAAAATACTTTCCGTCTTTCCCGTTAACCACATATACCCTTGTAACTGGTAAAAATAGTCCTTGTTTGGTATTTCAGTTTCAAACCACGGGAACGTCGTAGCGTCCCAACTGCATTTTACGTCTAATAATACTTCGTCCGTGTTTACGTCCGGCGTACCTATAACCCAATCGTTTTGTAACTTTTCGTAATTTTTGTAAATAAATCGAAAATCCAAAACTTGATTACAAAGCGCAATACCGATTTCCTCTACCTCGTTTCCTTTGTCCGTGTAACGTGAACTAAACTCCTTTCGGATTCCGTATTTATGCTCCAAAACTAATTCTTGAACGTACGTTTTGGCTGTTTGTGATAATAACTCCCCCTTTGTTCGGGGGGTAGCCATTATCTTACCAATTTGAGAAACCCTGACTTTCATAACTCGTTAACGATTTTTATTTGCGCTTCCGTTAACGCAAAAGTATTAAGTAACTCCTCTTTTGTGTACTTGCCCTGTGCGATTGATTCCATTGCTTTGCCTAATCGCTTATTATCTATAACGGGTTTTTTGGGTTCGTGTTTTTCCTGTTCGCCCGAAGCGTCCGTATCTTTGTCTGTAACCAATCCTAAAACGCTGGACAAACAATACCTCCGAAAATATGTTATTCCACTGCCGAAACTTTGGTAATCGTTCATTCCCTTTAATTGAACTTCGGGAATAATACAATTACTTTCGATTTGCTCCCCGCTTTCTACGTGAAAAATAACCGTAGCCAAATAATTAACCCCGTCTTTTGTGTTAATCAACTGCGTAAATCCTAATCCGTGTTTCGCTAACAACGGGTTAATTACTTCAAAGATTTTCGGTAAATCCGCATAAGAATAACCAAAACCTTGCGTTCCTTTGTGAATTACTGGAACCTCTTGTTGGAACTCCGCCAACGACTTAAATAAATGTTTCATAGCGTATAAATTAAAATAATGATATCCCTAAAATTTCCCTAAACGTAATTATTTCACCGTCTTCGTCTTCTATCCAACCCTCTTTACTTTTTTCTTTTTTCGATAACCGTAAAAAAGCGTCTGTAAAATCCTTTGCTTTAATTGTAAAGCAACCAATACCAAATTCTGTCGGTATCCAAATTCTAAATTTTTCTCGTGTTTTCATAGCTTTTTGTTTTTAATTAGATACAAATATAAAAGATATTTTTCAATATGCAATACTTTGATATAAATTTTTTTGAAATTTTTTTATGATTTGAAGTTTTAAGTCTAAATCGCTATGAACATCGTTCAACTGGTTATTATTTATTTCAAACGAATCCGTCTTTAATTCAAACGTAGTTCCGTCGTTTCGTTTACGTATCGTTCCTTTTTTGTATTCGTTTCTGCGTAACTTAAATTCGTCTTTACCTATCCACCCACAAACCGTTAACGCATTTTCTATTTTATCCAAACTGCAAAAAATATAAATATCCGTGTCGAAATTGTCTTGAAATTTGATAAAATTATTTGTAAATTCTGGACGTGGTTTTGTACGCCTTCCCATTGTTTTTACATCTATTGTAAAACCGCTATATTCTAAATCTACGCCATTATCAAAACCCTCATAAGGATTAACATAACCCAACCCGAATAAATCCATTACAACGCTTTGTCCGATAATACCCGTTAATTGCTGTTCCTTGCTTCCGTTGGCTTCCGTGCGTTTTCCGAAATTTCTTATTTCTAAACACTTTTCACAATACTTAATTAAATCCTCGCTTACCTGAATACTAAACATTTTTAATTTTCTCTTTGTAGGTGCTTATTATTTCGTTTAGTTCCTCGCGTGTCCATTTCTTTACTTGGTATGCGCGGGCGTGTAATTCTATTAACCTATCCGCTCCTATTCGCTTTTGGATTCCTAATTGATATTCGATTAAATTTCCGTGTTTATGCTGGTTGCACGTTACGCATTGCCCGTGTACGTTTTCCTCATCAAAGGTTACCGACTTATGCCCTCCCATACTGAAATAATGCCCTGCGTCAAATTTCGCTCCTAACGGCTTTTCGCAACTAATACAAGGTTTTCCTTTGTCGCGCTTTCGTATGTACTTATTAAACGTTATTTGAGCTAATTTAAGCAACTCTGGCAACGTTTGCAATTCGTTTTTTAATATCTTTTTTTTTGTTTTCCATTGCTTTTGCTTTTCCAATTCAATCCAAACTTTAACGCAAGTGGAATCAAAGCAAAATTTTTGATTAAATCGAACTGGGATAAATTCGGTTTTACAATTTTTACACTTCATTAGAATAACGTTGGTTGGTTAATGTTTGATTTTTTTACAATTTTCAAAGCTGTTTCAAGTATTGTTTTCCCAACTTCAAAATCAACTAAATTACGAGCCATTTTTATTTTACTTTGTTTCCCCTTATATTTATTAAAATCGTATTCGTGAAATTCACAAAGTTTTTTGAATTCATCATTTACTTGACCTCCAATTATGCCTTTAGATTCTTTTCTATCTATGTCATTAGGCAATAAAAAGTTAGTCCAATATAAATGTCTACCTCTTTTTTGTCCTATTATCAGAGGTTCATAGTATGGAATTACATTTTCAATACAATACTTGCCTTCAAAATGATGTTTAAGAAAAATAATTTCTTGGTATAACATCATATTAGGATATTCCGGAACATAAAAATCTTGGTTCTTTTGAGTAAATCGAACCTTTGAATGAGTAGGACAAGGTGGCGAACTCCAAATAAAATCAAACTCTTTGTAATTGTCTAATAAAAATTGGTGTGCGTCTGCTATTATTACAGTATCGTTTGGAAATCGCTCTTTGTATAATCTGGCTGCTTCGGGGTCTAATTCAACTGCCGTTATTTCTAAATTATCAGCTACTTCGTCCCACTTGTAACGATTTCCACCTAAACACGCATAAAGATTAAGTATTTTTATTTTATTCATAAACCCTTTTTCAGCATTTCGTTTTCGTTTTTCAATTCCTTTAACTCGGCTTTTAATTCCAACCCTATACGCTCCAACCTAAACGCCGTACTACGTGCAAACCTTAATTCTTTTTCCATTAGTTCAATCGTGTTTCTAACCGTTTGCAAGTCTGCTAAACTGGATTCCATTGACGTAATTAAATCCGTCCTATGCGGATTCCGTTTTTTTATATCGTCCAGGCTATCCTGTATTTTTGCGTAGGTATATTGAACTAAAACCTGCGCTTTGAAAATTTCTAAATCCATATTAAAAAGGTAAATTTTTGTTTTTTGGTATCCTAATATCTTTAATCGGATTCACTCCGTAAACTTCAAAACCTAAACCACTATTCCAATTAAAAATAATCGCGTCGTTTAACCCCGTATGCTTTCCTCCCGTATCAGTGTCCTTCACTTTTTCAACGCTTACCATAGTACAATACTTCATCGTTTCGTGTTTTATTAGCCTATGAATAACTATCATATCGTCGCACCTGTTTAGGAATGCCTTACCACCCTCGATATGGTCTTTTAACGGTGGTTTCAAATGTCCCTTAAAATCCCCGTCGGGGTATAAATGTCCGCTCCGTCCACTTTCGGTATTCGGGTGCGTATTTATGTAAATTGTCATTCCCGTTTTATTCACGAACTCCCGTGCCTTATTCATAAAAGTATAATTTCCTTCGTAACTCATTTCCCTATCTAATCCCGTGAAAGGGTCTATTAACCCGACATCGCAACCCGATTGCTTGAAAATATCCAATAACTCTAACGGCTTGTAAAGTTTCGTGTTATCTACAAATATAAAAAATTGTTCTAAATATGCTGAATAACTTTGAATTTGAGCAATCGTTAAATTCTTAAACTTTTCCCCTGAATACAACTGGATTAAATCCCGTAAAATTTGCCCCTTTTGATTTTCACCGCTCCAAAGAATAAATTTTAATCCGTGTTTTAATGCAAGGCAAAGAAAATACCAATTAACCCAATACGTTTTACCTACGTTGTCGTGTCCTAAAATTATGTTTACTTGTCTTCGCTTAAATCTTAAATACTCGTCCAAACGGCAATCGATACCTAAACCCTCTTTTATTTTACCCTCTTTGAAATCTATTAAGTATTGTATCGTATCGCCTTGTTTTCTAATCATTGTTTCTATATTTATTCGGGTCGTCTTTTTCGTTTAACTGGGCTAATATATTTCGAGTAAATTGTAAATCCAAACTTAATTCAGTTTGTTTCCCGTTTGGGAAATTTTTACCTAACCACTTTTTAGCCGTCAAAAATAAACTTTTGTACTGATTATTTTTTTTGTAGTTCTCAATCTCGTCTAACGTCGTATTTATTTGGTCTTCGTTCCAAGTTTCAGCAAGTTTATCGTATTCCTGAAAACTCAAAGATAAATGCGCGAAGCGCCTATATGTATTTTCTTTATTATTCTTTACATTATTGTTAGTGGTTATTCGTTGGTTGCTCGTTGGTTGCTCGTTTGTTATTTCGTTGGTTGCTATTTGATATTTTTCGTAGTTAACTACTTGAATAATAGTACCTTGCGAACTTGAAACGCTGGTTATTTCGTTGGTTGAAATTAACTTGTTTAATGCCGTTCGAATTTGTTGCCCTGTTAATCCTGTTTCCCTTGCTAATAAGTCCCGACTGGTTACAATCGTGCCTATTTCTAACTCCATTCCCTTAAACCTGCGCTCTTTGTGATTTGCTTTTAACAATAAATGCAGAAAAAGACGAAAACAATTATTATCCGAATACCATTCCCACTCCAAAATTTGCCTATGTAATTTAACCCATCCGCTCATAATACCCCTCCAAAATTTCAATGAACTGCTTTAATTCATCTTTGTTTAATCTAATCCAATGTTCCTCGCAATCCAATATCAATTTGCCCGTAAAGTCCCCAATGCTCAACGTAAAAACGTCATTTTCGTCCGTTGTAAATTTTTCCTCTTGTAATAACATAACTTAAAATTTAATAAATAAAAAACCCCATTAAATCTGCGGGCTTCCACTTCCGCTTCATTAACAGGGTTAATAACTTTTTTCGGTTCTATGTTGTGGAAGCGAACCGTTTACAAATATAACAAAATTATTTTAACTCATACTCATTTCGTAAAATTCTGCGTTGTATTTTTTCCAATCGTCTAATCGTATTACATTCCAAAATTTCGCTAATTAAATCATTCGTATTCCTCACAACTGGGTTGCTTTCGATTTCTTTGCGTATTTCTGCCGTATCGGACAAATATAACCTATCCTCGATTTGTTCGTAATAGTCCGCTTTGCGTACGTTGTGAATAATAGTCGCGTGCGTTAAATCAAAAATTTTAGCAATCCTTGAAACACTTAAACCGTGTTTTTGTAGTCGTAACATTAAAAAACTTCGTTGGTGGATTAAGTACCTATTTCGACATTTTCTGCGCAACTTAAACTTTTTAATTATTTCCTCGGTTTGTTGAATCATTGCTCTTTTATTTCTATGATTAATTTTTCCCAAATATCTAACCGTCTAACTGCGTCCTGTTTATCGTATGCCGTTATCGTTGTCCGTGTTTTTTTTGGACGGCTGGAAACAAACTCCCGTGTCCAATAAATTATCGTATATGCTTTCATTTTTTGCTTGTATTACTTTACAATAGTGTTTCCAATTAAAGAAACCCGACTTTGTTATGTCGCGCATTCCGTCGCGCCACCATTTCATTTGTTCGCCTAATTTACAATCGTTCCCCATAGCGCTGTTCGTCTGCGTTTAATTCGTCCCAATACTCGCGTTCTATTTGCTCTTGTTTTTCCCATAAGCATAAATCATTCGCCACTTCAAAAATACCCTCGCAAATCGCGTCTATTTCGTTCTCGTTCAAAATATAGGTTACTTCGGTTTCGCCTGCGTAAAAATAAGCGACGATATTGTCTATACTTACCTCAAAATGTCCGTGTAATTCTGGTCGCATTGTAAACGAACACGAACCCCATATTATTTGCTCGTTGCGCTCATATCCAAAATCGCAATAAGCTCCATTTAATTCTATACTTAAATCATTCATAACATTAAAAATTTTAAGATTTGATAAATAACATAAGGCAAAATTGCTAATACAATAAACCCTCCGACTGCGTCTAAAAATTGTTTCCTATCCATTGTTAATATCCTAATCGGGTTAATAATTCTTCGATAACGATTAACTTTAATGCCGTGCGCTGGGTGTCTTCGTCTAATATGCCAAAGGCATCGCGGTTTTCCTCGTAATCGTTTTTTAATTCCGTTGTGTAATCTAAAATTACCTGTAAAATTTCCTCTTTGTTCATAGCGTTTTGATTAAAATGTGCGTTATGGATGCGTCCCTTGTTAAATTATTGGTTTATTGTGTATTCAGCGTAAGGCGTAAATAGTGTTTGCCCTTGAATTAACAACTTTTCAATTTCCTCTTTTTTCCAATACGCCTCTAACCTTTCAATAGCCTCCTCCATAGAGATTAAATACATTTCGTTGTTGTCGAGATAAACTTGTTTTACTTTCATAGCGTTTTGTTTTTGTTCGTTAATAATCATACACAAATATAAACACAAAGTTTTAACTACCAAAACTTTTTGAACTTTTTTTTTAATTTTCTACAAATTTAGAATGATTCTAAATAAGAAATAAGCCTATAAACTTACCGAAAGCCTAATAAAATAAGCCTATAAACGAAAAAAGGGGGCAAGCCAAGTGTCGCTACCCCCCTAATTAAAAACGCTATGCTTCAAAGTTACAAAGGAAACTTAAAACTATCTATATTTTTTTGCATTAAACTTTCTACGCGCTTGCACTCTATTTTCAAAATGCGCCCACCTAACGGCTTCGCTGGTGCGCCCCTTTCAATATGCCAACCCGAACCTCCGTCCCCGTACTCTTCCTTGTACGTACCCGTTAACATTAAGTGAATGTATTTTTGATTAACCGAATAACCCGTTTTGGAATTGCTTTTTAATTCCTCGCGTACATCGTTACGCGCGCTGTTTTCGTGAATATGCCCCATTGAAAATACGTCGAAATCTTCGTACATTTCCAACGCCCTCGTTTGGTTTATTGCGCCCTTGGTTACAACTCCACCACCACCCGAACCGTGGAAATACTTTATCTTGGTAGTTATTTCAATAGTTTGGTGGAATAATTGCCGAATAACAACCCAACCCCCGTAACCGCCCGTTTGTACCTTTGAACCGCATTTCAAGTTTAATAAATCTACAAACCTTTGAAGTAAATCCGTTTCCTGATATTTGATTACGCTCGTTTCGTGGTTTCCATATCCGATAACCTTAATAATATCTGCGTACGGCGTAAACCACTCGACCGCCGTTTCAACGATTGAATCCAAATAACGCCCGTTATTATGTTCGGGCAAAACGTTTCTGCTTCGCCTATTATCGCCCCGCCCCTCCATTAAACAAAAAAAGTCGCCATTTACGACGACTGGTATATTATGCTCTTTACAAAAATCTAAATGCTTCCGCAGTAATTGCCTATCGCATTTCGGGTTATCCCAATGCAAGTCCGAAAGCATCGCCACGTGAACCTGTTTTCCGTTTAATTGTAATTCGTGAACATTTCGCCCGTGTCTAATTACTTCCATAACTTAAATAATAATTGTATTCGTGCGATAAATGTACTTGAAAAGACAAATCGTGCCAAAAACCCCAAAACAAACGCGAATAAAACTAACCACCAATTAACTCGATATTTAACGACCTGAACCGCTTTTGCCGTTTTCCATTTCGTTTTGCCCTCGATGTATTTTGTCTTTATTCGCTCTTTGTATTCTATTCGTGTTTGCCAACGTGTTTTTGGTATTTGTACGTTGTTAAAAATAACAACCGTGTCTTTTGTAGTAATGAACTTTTCCCATACGATTGAATCGTTTTTTATCACTGGAAACGAATCCACCGAAGTAATGCGTATCGTGTCGCTATCCTGTACCACTTTTAAGCCGTTTTTAAGCGCTTTTCGGTAGTGGTATTGTGCCTTGCGTTCACTTGAACACGAAAACGCCGTTAAAACGGCTAAAAACACTATTAAACGTTTCATAAATTTTTAAGCATTTCAATCATTCGTGGACACGGGTAAATATCGCTTTTATCCTTGCGAACGGAATTGTGGGTAAAAATTCCGTGCGTACCCTTAAATGCTTCCTTATCTATTTGGAAAATTTCATCGCGGTACGTTTTTGGTATGTCGTAAGTTTCGCATAGGTACGTTACTAACTGGCGTAAACTTTCGATTTGTGCATCCGTGTATTTTTCCCAATATACGAAACCCTTAAACGGTTTTTCTAACGTCGTAACGTTGCGCGGGTCAACTAACCCACCCGTGTAATTGTAAAATTTTCCGCTCTTTAATCGTAATTGTCCGTAATTGCATACCTCAATAGCTACCGAACTTTTATTTAAGTTTTGATAAGCCGTTCCGTTTTTTGAAAAATCTTCTACATCAATACCTAAATGCCAGGCCCAATGTTTGGAGCTGAAACACTGGACTATTTCGCCGTTATGCCCAATTACAAAAGCAGTCGCTATCCGTGTTTCGTTACTATTCCAAAATCTACTAACCGCCTTTGCGTCGCCACCCCCCGCCGTGTGGTGTAGGTATATTTGCGTTTTTTTGTTTTCCTCTTGGAAATACTGCGCCTTATCTAACGGCACCTGAATAATTTTATTTAAGTCCAATTTCATCGCTATTGTTTTTTAGTTCTTTTGCTCTGCTGATTAACTTTTTTAAGGACGCCCAAAGGTCAATACCTTTAACCGCTTTGTAATTTTCATTTATGCTTACAACTTCAATCGAAATTAAAACCAAACTTAAAACCTTTGTCAACAGTAAATCCTGATTAAATATACTTTTCAAAATTGAATTAAGTATGTACCAATCAATAAGAAAAAATAAAATAATCGTTATTTGATATAAAAGCATTTTACTAATTACCTGGCTTAATCCTCGAGAAGTAATTGCCTTACCCTGTTTACGGCTTTTCCAAATGCCCGTAATCGTGTCTAATAAAATACTAAACCCAACGGCTAATAACATACCACCAACGGGCGTAAAAAAAGCTATTAAAGCACTAATAAGCGTTGCCCACTTCGTTTGTATCGTCGTCGTTATTATTGTTATTGTTTTCATAAGTTTGTATTAACTGATAAGTAATTAAACAAGCGTAAGCCATTGCGAAAAAACGAATATAAATTTGTTCGGATTCCACGAGCGCGCCAATAGCTCCCGCATAACCCAAAATAAAATATAAACTTGCAAACCCTTTCGATTCTATTTTCATTTTATTTTGTATTAAATTCCTTTGTATTCTTTTGCAGTTTTTTAAGCAACTTTTGTAACTTGATAACGTTGCTTTTTTTTGGTTCGTATTGCTTTTTCATATTACCCAACCTGAATAATTAGAATCCGTATTCGGGTAAATATCCGCATTTTGATTTGTATAGTATTCAGGAAAAGTATTACCCGAAAAAATCATAAATTGAATAAAACGCTCCGTGTAGTTTTGTGCTAAATATCTT